TAATTTTCCGGCAAGAGATTTTAGCCGAATTTCTGGAAGGGCAGGGAACTGTCTTTCGTAACCTAACCGCCTGTATGGGTGCACCGAAAGACGCACAACCGGCTGACCACCTGGGCCATAGAATTGTGGCTGGCCTGGACTGGGGCAAGACCAACGACTTTACTTTCACCTCACTTGTCTGTACTGATTGCCGGGTTGAAGTGGCGCAGGACAGATTCAATCAGATAGACTACCACTTTCAACGGGAGCGGCTCAAACCGTTGTGGAGAGCCTGGAATGTAACCCATATCCTGGCGGAGAGTAACAGCATTGGAACGCCAAACCTGGAAGAACTGAGGCGCGACGGCCTACCCATCTTTGGCTTTGAGACAACCGGCCAAAGCAAGCCGCCGCTGATAGAGAGCCTGGCCCTATGCTTTGAACGGGCTGAGGCGCAATGGCTGGACAATCCAATTTGTACGGGTGAACTGGAAGCATACGAGATCAAGGTGTCACCGACCACGAACCGGCCCAGCTACAGCGCGCCGCCGGGGATGCACGATGATACCGTAATTGGACGGGCGCTGGCCTGGCACGCGGCTATTAAAAATAAAGATTTTTATATAGGATTCTTCTAATGCAGACACTAGGCGATCTACTCAGTTTTTTCACTCTCAAGCGTAGTGATGCAAAAGCCACATTACGGAACCCGGTTGCAGCCGACTATCCGCCCGGTGGGAAATTTGCTAACTTCGGCAATTGGTCAGATGAGCGACAAGCGCGGCTAGCAATGCAAGCGCCGTGGAGCTATAGCGGTATCCATCGTATTGCAATGGCCTCACTCGCCGCTGAGTTATCGGTCAAACGGCGGGCGGGAGAAGATACTGAGGACATACCCAATCACCCAATTGAGATATTGGTCCAATCGCCAAACCCGGATATGAGCCGGGAGTATTTATGGATTCACACAATCTATAGCCTATACCTCAAGGCCGCTTACTGGTTTATCTACCCTGACAGCCGGGGCAACATTGCCGAACTATGGCCGATGCCGTTTAGCCGGGTGACGCCAATTCCCAATGAGTCGCCTAACCCGGAGAGCCTGTTTGCCGGTTTCCTCTATAAATTCAAAAACGGACAGCAGGAGCTTATGATACCACGCGATAACGTGGTCTATTTACGTTTCCCTGACCCATTTGACCCATACGGAGCGATGTCGCCACTCAAGGCGCTTCTCAATGCAGTAATGTTAGACGTTGCCCAAACAAGTTGGAACACAAACCTGTTTGACGCCAATAAGGGTCTACCGGCCTCGATTATCTCAGTGCCGGAAACGCTTGACAACAACCAGTTAGAACAGGTACGGCGCGACTTACGTGATAATGTAGGGCAGCGGATGGTAACACGGGCCGGGCTGGTTACGGTCCAATTTATGCAGGAAACGCACCAGGAAATCCAGTTCCTGGAAGGGTTAAAGTTCAACCAGGAAACGATTTACAAAGTGCTTGGCGTGCCAATATCGGAGGAGACACAGGACGGGCAGCGTTGGTTCATTAACAACACCGTTTGGCCGGTGTTACAGATGATAGCCGGGCAGATCACCACCCAGCTAACTAAACCCTATTTTGGCCCGGACATATTTGCTGAGTTTGATGACATCAGGGTTCAGGATAGGAGCATAGCCGTTCAGGAAAGTGTACAATACTCACCCTGGCGGTCATTCAACGAGGAGCGAGCAACGCGGGGAGAACCGGCCTTGCCCAAAGTTACTATCCCTGAATACTGTGAAGGCTTTAGCGGTCAATCGCTTTATGACGACATTCCAGCCCGGCTGGTAGACCAGATTATGCCGCTCATTCTCAAAGGCGAGCCTGAGCCAGTGCCGCCCCAACTGGCAGGCTTTGCCGGGCCTCCCTCGATGCCGGGCAGCGCCGGGGCAACCCACGATCAGGTAACGGAGGCTGAGGCTGAACAGCCCGACGCAATTGAAATAGAAGATGAAATGCCAATGCAGCCGGAGGCAATGGCAAAATGGGAGAAAATAGCGGTCAAGAAACTTAAAGGCGGCAGTGCCGCTCACGTCTATCTAGACCCGGCATTAGACCCGGTGCTATCATTCGATATTGCTACCCTGCTAGGCCAATGCCGGACAGAGAGCGAGGTTAAAGCCGTATTTGCCCACGGCGCTGAGTACAAAGCCGAAATAGGCGGTGGCCCGGACATACCCCAAAGCCAGCTAGACCAGGAACAGGAATTTACTGACCCGCTGCAAGCCTGGCTAAATGACCAGGTAAGCCGCATTACTCAGAATACTATTAACGGTGAACCGCCTCCACAGCCCTTTTGGGACAACGAGAAGAAACTGCTGTCCGCCTTCCTGGTGCTATACCTGGCCCGTTGGACAGAGGCCGGTATAGCTGAGACGGTGACAAGCGCCAGCGCATTGGGCCTGGGCATAACCGCCGATGTCAACGCGCGGGCGGCACAGTGGGCCGGGCAGTATGCGGCAGAAATGGCCCGCGGCATTACGGCCACAACGATGGAATTAGTCAGGGCCAAAATCAAACAAAACATTGTAGCCGGTGGGTCAATAGCTGACCTGAGCGCGGCCCTGGGTGAGGTTGTCGCTCCCAAATGGCGGGCTTCGATGATTGCCCAAACTGAGATCACGCGGGCCTATGCAATGGCAAATCAGGAAATAGCCAAAGAGTTAGGGATTGAAAAGGGGTTACACTGGATTACCCGGCGAGATGAACGGGTATGCCCGTTTTGCTCACCCAATGACGGCAAGCCGATTAGCCGGGTTGGGTCGCCGCCTGCTCACCCGCGTTGCAGATGCGGAACGTATATGCAGTTATGATGTACTTTTGCTTGGGAGTTGTTGTCATAGTGGCTCTTGTTGTCGGCGGCATATTTTACCTAATCCATATGGATTACATTAGGGATTTTGAGGACTTATGACCTGGCAATTTTTTGTGATAGCAATCTGTTTATTGACTTTTCCACTGGCGGCGGCCTTTATCGTTTACGAATTACGGCACGCGTTGACTGATGGGGAGATGCGAACCGAGGAAGGCAACGACCCGGATGGGCCGGATTTGTTTGACGGGCAGCCTATATAAGTGCTTGACCAAATCGGAAATAGTGGTATAATAAAACTGTCAGTGAGGGATTGACCGATGCCCGTTAGACGCTAGCCAGGGAGTAACACCGGCCAATCTCTCAAGATAAATAGACCAACTTTCGTGTCCTGAGTGACGCGGCCTGAGTGCCAACGAAAGGGATTACACCTCTGAGAGGGTGTGTGATTCTTTTTGTTGGCACTTTTTGTTTTACCCGGAGGTTAAATGCCCTGGAAAGTATTTTCAGAGAATGACGAATATTGCGTATACAAGCTTGACGCGGATGGCAACCAAACCGGCGAGTCGTTAGGTTGCCATCCAACCGAAGGTGAAGCCCAAAAGCAGGTAGAAGCGCTATACGCCAATGAACCCGGAATGATGAAAGCAACCGTTAGGGCCATCAAGGCCGGCGATGACTGGACACTACAGGTATTGGGCGTGCCATTCGGTGGGCCTTATGCTGGCAAGGATTCAGACGGCGAATATTTCGACGCCTCGACCCAGTTGTGGTTAGACCAAATCGGCAAGCGGCCAATTGTCCACTATCACGGCTATACCGACACAAACAGCTTGGCCGCCGAGCCTGAAATCATCGGGCAGGAAATGGGCTATGAGGTCAAGCCCGATGGAGTTTGGTTTCAGGTGGCCCTGGACAAGACTAAAGAGATTGCCGGGCAAATCTGGCAAGCGGCGCAAGACGGTTTTGCCCGCGCCTCGTCTGGCGCAATTCAACACCTCGTCCGGCGCGATGATAACGGTCATATTGCCATTTGGCCGATGGCTGAATTATCCCTAATGGACATCTCAAAAGGTAATTACCCGGCAAACCCCTACGCGGTGGCGATGCCGGCTTTACAAAAGCGGTTCAAAGCCGCTAATCTAACCTTAACCATAACCGAAGCGGGAGAGGGCGCTGAGTCGCCTGGTACTGAGTTACCACCCGCACCGGCCAATAATCAAGTCAAAGAGGAAACAACAATGGAAAACGAACAACCTATCACCTTAGAACAGATCGCCGCATTTCTCGACAAACGAGAAGCGGACAAGGCCGAAGCGGAACGGATTAGAAATCTGGAAGCCGCAGCCGAAGAGTTAAAGACGCTCAAAGCCCAAATCATCGGCACTGAGCAAATTAAGCGAATGCCAAACCCGATGGCCGAACCGGACAAACCCGCGCAGGTAGTTGGCTATTCCAAATACGACGGCTTTTCTCTGGGTCAATTGGGCATTGCTTATGACACCCTCAAAGCAGCCGGGCAGATTCCATCGGCGGAACTTTATCGGGTGTTACACGCCAAAGCGGTCAAGGCCGTTGACAGCGGGATGCTGTTCAGTGACCACGTAGCCCGTGACAAAGAGGGCAACGTCAAACGGGAGTTTGCCCCGGAGGTGACTGCGCAGGCGATCAAAGCGGTCAAGGCGATTAACCCGATGCAGATGGCTGACACGCCGGCGGCTAAGGCCAATGAGTTGATGTACTCTACTCAAGCCAGTTATGGCGATGAGTGGGTCCCTGCCTTATGGTCGCCTGAGTTGTGGGACTTAGTCCGCAACGGCGCGCCGGTACTGTCCCGGTTTCGTCAGGTGGAAGTGCCGGGCGAGAGTCTGACCGTGCCAACCCTGGCCGGGCGGACTACCGTCTATAAGGTCGGGCAGTCCACCGATCAAGCCGACCTTAACCTGGGTACAACCGTCAACGCCACAATGACCAAAGCGACAACTGGCAATGTGACTTTAACGCCGGTCAAGGGGATGGCCTGGCTGGCCTGGTCTGGCGAGTTTGCCGAGGAC